GGCCTGGCTAATGCTTACCGAGTTTCGTGACACTCAGCAGAGCGTTACGTTTTCTAACGGTTCTGAAATCAAGGCCATTCCGACTTCCGAAGATGCCGGTCGTTCCGAAGCTCTTTCTTTGTTGATCGTAGATGAAGCGGCTCACGTTAGATACTTCGACGAAATTTGGGCAGGTCTGTACCCTACGCTGTCGACAGGAGGATCGGCGATTTTGATTTCGACTCCCAAGGGTGTCGGTGGCACGTATCACAAGATCTATTCAGAGGCCGTAGCAGGAGTCAACAACTTCAATCACATCAACCTTCCTTGGCATGTCCATCCTGAACACGATGATGAGTGGTTCAAAGAAGACAGCAAGCAGTTTGCAGGAGATTTGAAGAAGATTGCGCAAGAGTATCTGTGTGACTTCATTTCATCGGGTGATACCTTTTTGCAGGTTCAGCAGATGGATTGGCTCAAATCCCTGATCAAGAATCCGATATCCAAAGAGGGCGACGGTCGTCGAGTTTGGATCTGGGAAAATCCTCGACCCGGTCGGAAGTACATCATGACGGCCGACGTGTCCCGCGGAAACGCTGCTGACTATTCTACTTTTCACATCATCGATACTACGACATATACTGTAGTCGCCGAATACAAGGGTAAGATTGCTCCTGATGATCTCGGAGTCATCATGGCCGAGTGGGCGACCAAATACAATAAAGCTCTTGTCTGTCCCGAATACAACTCGTATGGCTTCATGACTTGGTCCAAGATGAGAGATCTGAAATATACGAAGTTCTATTACAAGGCCGCGCGCTACAACGAGAATTACGTGCCTAGCGATACTGACAAGCCAGGTTTCGATACTCAGAGCAATTCTAAGATTCAGGCACTGACCAAGCTAGAAGAGCTCATCAGAAATCAGGTTCTCAAGTCTCATTCTCAGAGACTAGTCGACGAGCTGCAAACATACGTTTGGAACGGTTCCAAAGCTTCGGCTCTCAAAGGATACAATGACGATCTCGTCATGTCGGCCGCCATCGCCGCGTGGTTGTTGGATACCTTGTTCGGAACTCAATCATCGACGACGATCGATGAAATGATGGCTCAGAGCATCGTAGTCTCTCGGAGGAACGTCATGGATATAGCTCCGCAGGTTCCTATCATCGGTCACGGCCCTTCGGCTGTTCCCGTCAGGCAACGTCAATTGAGCAATGCAGCATTCAATCAGGGCGGAGTTGATCTTCGTTGGTTGTTGGGAAAGTGAGCAATAATTAAGTCTATGAAGATCTCTCTCGAAGAACTTCGAAAAGTAGTCAGGGAAGAGCTCGAGCTCGTACAAGAGGACCTTGACCATCAGAGCGTCAAGAGCGTCGTCAATTCGGCTTCGAGTTTACTTCATGCTATTGATAAGTTCAATTCATCGGAGCCGACTGCGGCTCAGTCAACAGGCGTCAATACTCTTCTTACTTCTCTAAGAAAGAGTCTTGAGGATATGATTCAGAATCCGACGTCTTATGTCGATAGGCCGCCTCCCAAGGTGCTGACGGTCAAGAAGCCTAGAAGCGCTACCTGAGAAACGTAGTAGAATCTAGCTCAGAGCTCAAATAGCTCAGAGGTTCGAATGGCAAGGAAACACAGAGACAACCTATTCAAGCGCCTCACAAGGCTTTTTAGATCGGGACCCGTAGTCAAACGAAAGGTCCGCGCCCTTGATACCCGAGTGGCGATGCCCGATCAGATCAAGTCTTCGGCAGTTGCTCTCTTCCAGAAGTCTGTTTCGCCGATGTATACGGCGATCACAGCTAATGCGTACAACCTTGCTGAACGTTTGATGAGGTACAACGACTTTCAGGAGATGGAACAGACTCCTGAAATTTCGTCTGCGCTCGACATTTATGCCGACGAAACGTGTGCCCAGGACGAAAAGGGTCGGACCCTTCACATCTACTCTGAAAACACTCGAGTCAAACAGATCCTAGAAGATCTGTTCTATGATACGCTCAACGTCGAGTTCAATATGCGTCCCTGGACTCGTAGCCTCTGCAAGTTCGGTGACTTTTTTCTTTATAACGATGTGCATCCCGATCACGGAGTTATGAATGCGATTCCTATTCCGGTCAACGAGATCGAAAGGATCGAGGGGTTCGACAAAGCGGATCCGATGGCTGTCAAATTCCGATGGGCCGGACTCGCCAATCGAGAGCTAGAAAACTGGGAAGTAACGCACATGCGGCTTCTCGGAAACGATACATTTTTGCCGTACGGATCGTCTATCATCGAACCTGCGCGCCGCATCTGGCGGCAGCTGATTTTGATCGAAGATGCCATGCTCGTCTATCGAGTAGTCAGAGCTCCGGAACGACGAGTCTTTTATATCGACGTTGGTAACCTTGAAAGCGATGCTGTTCCGACATATATCGAACAGCAGAGGGCACAACTTCGAACGAATCAAGTTATCGACAAAAATGCCGGTCGTGTCGATCTTCGGTATAATCCGATGAGCGTCGACGAGGACTTCTTGATTCCTGTTCGTGGATCCGACACCGGGACCAAGATTGATACTTTGGCTGGTGGTGTCAATACCGCTGCCGTCGAAGACGTTGCCTATATCCAAAAGAAGCTGTTTGCCGCTCTTAAGATTCCTCGTGCTTATTTGGGTTACGACGAAATGCTGAGCAGCAAAGCAACGTTGGCTCAGGAAGATATTCGATTCTCTCGTAGCATCAATATGATCCAGAGGACGATCATCGCCGAGTTTAACAAGCTGGCGATTATTCATCTTTACGCTCATGGATTCGAAGGCGAAGATCTTCTAAACTTTACGCTTCGACTGTCCAATCCGTCGACGGTGGCTCAGCAGCAAAAGCTTGAAGTCTATCGAGCTAAATTTGAAATCGCCGGCACTGCCCCCGAAGGGTTGGTCTCTAGAAAGTTTCTTCTGAAGAATATTCTGATGCTCAACGATGATGAAATCGAAGAGATGGATGAAGAACTAGAAGAAGATGCAGCTAGAGCGGCTCGTCTTGGAGCTGCCGCTGAAGGCGGCGGAGGAGGGGGTGGAGGCGGTGGAGGCGGCGGCCTAGGCTTGGCCGGTGCTCCGGGAGGCGAAGGAGAAGGTGGAGAAGATGATATTTTCGGAGGCGGTGATGCCGGAGCGGGTGGAGGAGAAACAGCACCCGGTGGCGCACCTGCTGGAGGAGCACCCGATCTCGGGGGCGGAGAAGAAGCCCCACCGCCGGAAGAGCCCGACGAAGAGAATGCTGGAGAAGAGCCCGAAGAAGAGGAAGAGCCAAATACTGAGCTTCTGACTTCGGGGGACGAGCCCAACGACGAGCATTTCAAGATCACTCTCAAACCCGGTGAAAATCCGGTCAAGGCTAATTCCCAGCTCTCGAAACACCTTTATAACAGAGGTCGCCGCAGAACTCACGGCGCGTCCAGGACCCATATGCCTGATTACAAGCGCATGACTGGCATCGACTCTCCATCGATGAAGGATCCATTCGATTCAGGCTGGATGAAGGGAGTCGTCAGTAATCCTATGGGCGAATCTACCGAAAAAGATTACTTGCTACCCCGACCGGTTATGTCTCGTGATGCGATGAATGCGATCAGAGGCGCCGCGCGCCGCTGGGGTGTAGATCAGAAGAAGAACGCTCTCATCAGTGAAAGCGTCGATGAAGACCTCGAAGTCGAATTTGAAGACCTAGATATAGGTGATAGCGATGAGTGATAGCAACAGCAAGACGAACAAACATTCCAAGAAGAGGAATGCCGGATTGATGTACGAGTTTCTGCTCCGTACTATCTCTCGTGCCCTCGTTGAAAATGATGGCAAGCGCTCAAACGCCGCTCTAAAGATCATCAAGAAGCATTTCAAACCCGGAACAGAACTCTATAGAGAGTTTCGTCTTTTCAATTCGTTGATCAAGACGACGGTCAGCAACGATGCAGTTGCGGTGTCCATTGTCAATGAAGCTAAACTGGCTGCTCGTGCCATTGACATGTCAAAGCTCGAAAGAGAAAAGACGATCGTCATTCACGAAGTCAACAAGACGGTAGCTGACGATTCTTTCTACGATCAACCGATCAATGAGTATAAGACTTATGCCACGATCGGAATTCTTTTCACGGCTTGGAGAAATCCCGGAAAGTACGATCTGTCTAAGATCGTGCAGTATGAAGAGAAGCTGATCGAATGGCTCAGATCCGAAAAGAAGAATCAGGATCAGTTGAACGAGGGAGCCGAATCTCCGGGAGTCAATCGTCTCGTCTTCAAGATCATGACGAAGAAGCTCAACGAGAAATATGGCTCGACTCTAGACGAAGTTCAGAAGTCTCTCGTTAGAGAGTTTGCCCTTTATAGCGTTACGGGCACTGAGAACAATGTCAGAAATAAGTTGGTCGAGATTAGGAATGACCTGGTCGAATCGATCAAATATTCCAGCGGGCTTCCTGAGCATACCAGCGAAAAACTTCTAGAAGCTCGAAAGATGATCGAGTCTGAAGTCATTACTATGATCGATGACGAGACGGTTTCGAGGTATATGTCTTACGCCAAATTGGCGAATGAGCTTCGATCTCCGGAGGAAAAGAATGACCAGGCCTAAGCTGCTAGCGTCTTACGAGACGTTTGAATACACTCCCGAGATGCTCAAAGAATCTCGCGAGGCGAATAACGGAAAGATCATCATGAAGGGTATCCTCCAGAAGGCGGACACCCTCAATCAGAATGGTAGGATCTATCCTCGACCCATCCTTGAGCGTGAAGTGAGGAACTATCAGAAGTTCATCATCGAAAATCGAGCCCTGGGCGAGTGCGATCACCCTGATAGTTCTGTCATCAATCTGAAAAACGTTTCTCACATTGTGCGAGAAGCTCATTTCGAGGGTAACACCGTATACGGCACCGTCGAATTGCTTGATACTCCTTCCGGCAAGGTCTTGCAATCTCTAGTGGAGTCGGGTGTCAAACTCGGTATCTCTTCTCGAGGAGTCGGTTCGACCAAGAAGACGGGAGACTACTACACGGTTGACGAAGATTTCCAGCTGATTTGCTGGGACTTTGTTTCTGAGCCTTCTACTCCCGGAGCCTTCATGCTAGCCGAAGGTAAGGACATTTCAGACGCCGAGCTCAAGAAGATTTTCAATCGATCTGACAGGGTCGATCGCATCCTGAATGACATCCTCTTTAGCAAGGGAGGCAAACGATAATGCCCGGCTATTATGACGTAGATAAGATCACGCCGTCCCCGTCGACCCATACTCCCGCTCAACCCGGCTACGGATCCGTTCCGGAATATCAAGCCGCAGGCGTGCCCTGGGTGACAGGCTCTGTCGCTTCTTCCACTTCTGTAGTGCAAGAATTCAATTTTCCGTACGTAACGAAGAAGATCACCGTCAGGAATCATTCTACTGCCGGCGGTATCAGGGTCGGATTTACGCGTAACGGTGTGCAAGGATCCAACTATATTCTTGTCGACAATGTCGTCGGGGCTAGTATTGATCTAGATGTTCGTGTCGCTTCCTTGTATATTTTGGGAGTGACTGCGCCTAGCACATTCAGTATTTTTGCCGGACTGACAGCGATTCCCGCCAAGCACGCTCCTGTTTTGACCGGTTCAGTTTCCGGAACTAACGGATCCTGGCAGGGAGTTGGATGATCGTCAAGTATCCCAATCAAGTGCTCGCCAAGAGGACGTCAGACATCGAAGCATTTGATGATGAACTCAAGCTGTTTGTCGATCAGATGGTTGGTGAGATGTATACGGAGGGAGGAATCGGATTGGCCGCTCCTCAACTCGGGAAATCGATCTCTGTCGTTGTGATTGCTCATCCTAGTCCCGATAGGGATAATGCTCTCGTGCTTGTCAATCCCAAGCTCAAAATGACAGGAAAAAGAATTCCCTCTAAAGAGGGTTGTCTGTCTATTCCTGGGCAGATGTTCAATGTCTCTAGATTCTCTTCTGTCGATGTAACCTTTAAGGGAATCGACGGTCAAGAACGACAGCAATCATTTGATGGAGATTTAGCGATTATTGTTCAGCACGAATGTGATCACCTCGCAGGAATAACCTTGATCGAAAGGGCAGCGCTCGATCGACGGGCAAAGGCCAAGGGAAGAAAATGAAAGTCAGCAAGAAGATTCTGAAGCAAATTGTCAAGGAATGTCTGATTGAGATTCTAACAGAAGGTCTAGGATCGTCTGTTCCTTCTCCGGCAGCCATTTATCCGTCGACCGTTCCGGGAACGAATCGGGATCTTTCTATGGCCGGCATGACAGAAAGATATGTGCCTCCTGTCCCGTATGATCCGATGGTGCGTCAAGCGCAGCCAACGCAAATCAGTCGTTTGAATAATCAGGTTGCTAGCGCGGTCAAAGAGTTGGCTGCTAGTACACGAGATCCGATGATGGCGTCTATCTTCGCAGATACGGCACGCAGTACATTGATGGAGCAGGGAATCAATGACAAACCGATTCAGACTGTTGACCCTCGAGCCGATCGAGCTGCTAAAATCGCAGCCGTAGTTCCTCCCGAACAATTGTTTGGAGATGAAGCAGCTAGCAAGTGGGCAGCGCTTGCTTTTATGCCCGGCAATAAGAAGCCTTAATTCATTCCTGCATATGCGCATATTTAACCTAGAGCTCGATAAGGAGTCATCGCTATGAAACTCAGCAGCAAAGTTTTGAGAAGGATCATCGCCGAGGAAGCGGCCAAGTTTACCCGGGACACTCCGGAAGAAGCAGCCAAAGACACGGACGAGGTCGACGCCGATGAGTATGCTGATACTCTCGAGAAGAAGGTCGACATGATGAAGGCCCTGAAGATCGAGGAAGCTCGTCTTCTTCGTCGAGTCAAGAAGATTCGCGAAGAGAAGAAAGTTCTCGCTCTCAATATTGCGGATTCGGAGTGAATTAGATGCCTGGGCAAGGAAAATATACGACGTACGTCCCCGAGCAGAGGACGACTTCTGAAAAGGGAAAGTCGAATACGACTTTGCTCAAGAGCCTTTTCAACCCTCCTGTCGAGATCAGCGATCACGGCAAGATCGTAGAGTTGGGTAATCAGTATCTGTTGGCTAACAACAACGGAGGAGTCCAAGCGGGTGACCCTAATCACTTCGCTTCTTCCGGTGGAGTCGTCAATTTGAATTACGACGGTTCTCCCGACTATGTTGACGAGCATGCTGATATCGTCAAGACGGGAGCCAAAGGCAATCCGTCGACGTCCTATACTCCCAACTTGACTTCTCCCGGCGTCGCCAACGGCGTCAGCCCTGATGGTCAAGCCGATATGGGTGTCGATAATGACGCAGGCAAGAAAATCCTTAATAGCACTGCTGTCGAAGGAATCAACGGTCTGAGGAATCCGGCAACGGACGCCTCGACTATGGGTTCGACGGCCTTGTCCAAGGATTCGAATCCGCTAGTACCCGGAAAGCACCCGGGAGCCTGATAGCCGATATTCTTTGAAACGGGCAATAATTATCCTAGGCGAAACATAGAGGAAGCATGTCAAAGACACTCTACGAAGAAGCATTGGCGGATGCCCGTAAGCTTAAAGAAGTCGCGGAAAATAACGCGAAGAAGGCTGTCGAGGAAGCCGTCCTTCCCAGAATTCGAGAACTGCTTGAGAAGCAGTTGTTCGAAGATCTAGAGGGTCTCGATCCCGATGCTGAGAATCCTGTGCACGATGACGTCCTTTTGGATCTTGTCGGCGGAGCCGCAGATACTTCTGCTTCTTCGATCTCTCCTCCTGATGAAGAAGGAAAGGTAACCCTCGATCTGGATGCACTCAAGCAGCCGGCTAATCAGGGAAGCATGGGAGGCGGACCCGTCCCCGCTCCGGCAGGAGCTCTTGGTGAGCCCGTTGCCGAAATGGAACTGAGCGTCGAATCTCTTCAGAGCATGTTTGCTGATGAGAATGATTCTCTCAAGAAAGTCAATGAGTCGATCGCTGGTATTGCAGTCGATGTCAAGAGATTCCTTTCTGCTTCAAAGCTGATTAAGGAGTCTAAGGAATTTCACACAAAAATTGAAGAACTAATTGAGCGCATCCAAGATACATATCAGTATGTTCAGGAGCGTCTCGGTGACGTTCCCGACAAAGCCGGTATCGAAGTAAAGCTCGAAGGCTTTTTCAAGAACATGAATGGTCTTAAGGAGACAACGATGAAGAGTGTCAAGGATCTTATGAACGAAGGGGACCTGACGATTAAGCTAACCGGCGTTCCGGAAGACCTTGACGTCGAGGATCTCGGTATCGACCTTATCACAGGTGATGAGGAAGAGGGTGGAGATCTCGATGTCGGAGCTGGCGACGACATGGGTGCGGGCGATGAGCTTGACCTCGGAGCTGGTGGCGATGATGTCGGAGGAGAACCTGAGGGCGACGACCTCGACATGGAGGAGATGGATATGGGCTCGATGAATGATAACGATGTAGTCGAGATTTCCGAATCCATGCTTCGAAGTGAGATTGAGCGTATGCGAAGGGCTCGTCTTCAGCGAGAAAGCGCTGATCCGAATCACCCGGGCAATGCCAAGGGAAGCAAGATCCCCGTCGACGATTTTGGCGGCGGCAAGGATGAAGGTGATCCCTGGCTCGATGGTGATGTTACCACGGCAGAAGATGACAAGGGACCGACTCTCCAGGGAGAAAGTCTCGAAGAACTCGATGAACTCGATGAGTTGGACGAGGCTGACATGGGTTCGGGCGCTGCCCAGAATCAAGAGCAGGGTCACACGGCCGCTGCTCAGCCCAATGATCAGAAAGAGTCCGTCATTAGGACGGCTATCCAGTCTGAGCTGAAGCTGCAGCAGGAGGCGTACAACAAGTACAAGCTTCTCGTTGCCGAAGCAAAGAAGGGTAAGAAGGACGCCAAGGACAAGGCCAAGAAGGAAGCTGACAAGGTCAAGAAGTCCAAGAAGAAGGTGTCTGAACTCAAGAACAGACTAGGAGCTCTCAAGCTCCAAAATGAGGGAGTCGCTAATCGACGACCGGCTGTTACCGCGGAGGGTAATGGTCAAGTGGAATCACTCCGCGCTAAATTGAACGAGCAAAATTTGTTCAATGCTAAGCTGCTCGCGACTAACAAGCTGCTGCAGAACGAGTCTCTCTCCACCCGTCAAAAGGGTTCGGCTATCGAACGACTGGACGAGGCGAAGACGATTCGCGAAGTGAAGCTGGTTTACGAGAGCATCGTAAAGGCCCTTTCTAGCCGTCGTTCTCTTGCCGAAGGAGCGGGTAAGGTCATTGGATCTTCCTCCCGATCTACGGCGCCTGGATCGACGCTAACGGAATCAGTCTCTCCTGAGGGTGACCGTTGGGCTCGTCTAGCAGGCATCAAGTGATAAAAAACCACTAGGAGTGATTTCAAATGAGTAAGTTTACGATTGAACAACTGACCGCGGGCATCTCCGACAGGAACCTCGCGGCAGAGAATAACCGCCTCCTCGAGAAGTGGAGCCGCACGGGTCTTTTGAAGGGACTCGAGGGTACCAAGCGAGAAGTCATGTCTCGACTGCTCGAGAACCAGGCAGCCCAGCTGCTTCGAGAGTCGAACTCGATCTCGACCGGAGGTGGAGCGATCCAGTCTTCGGGCCAGATCCAGGGCTTCTCGAACATCGCGTTCCCGATCGTTCGCCGAGTATTCGGTGGCCTCGTCGGTAACGAGCTGATCTCGATTCAGCCGATGAGTCTCCCGTCCGGACTGATCTTCTACCTCGATTACACCTACGGCTCGAACGTCGGTGGAGACGCTGGTTTCGGTCTCGACAACAACTCGGCCAACGAGACGTATACCCGAGGAACGTCCATCTATAACAACCCGACTGGTAAGGGCGTCCGATCCGGATCTCTCGCCGCGGGTGGTATGTACGACCTCATGGGTGCTGGATACACCCGTCTGCACCAGCAGACGACCGCCATCTCCATGTCCAATGCGGACATCGGATCTTGGTCGGGTGCCAACGAAGCTTGGTCGGCCGGTACCGTCATGACTTCCGATGTTGCCTTTACGGGCACCAACGGTCGCAACGGCGGATACGATGTCGACGTCGCTCTGGCCCTCCAGAACAATACTCTTGACGCAGTCTTTGCGCACGCTCCGGTCTCGCAGTTTACTGCAGCCCTGTCCAAGATGGATACTCTTGCGGTCGATCAGATCGCGGTATTCAGCTTCGGAGCCGGAAACAACGGCGGAGCCGTTGCTTGGGGCGAGGCCTTCCAGGGCGGAACGGGAGTTCTAAACCTCCGTCGCGCCACCCGACGTGGTAACTGGAACGGCAGTGTCTTCACCCCCGATCCTCTCAATGGATCGCACTATCAGTTCCTTGTTCGTCTGAACAACGGCGGAACCGCTCCGTCGGGTACCTCCAACCTCCGTATCACGGCCTCCGTGGTTCTGAGCGATGCACTCGAAGTTGACTCTTCCTCCGGCGCGACGACCACGATCCCGTCCTTCGAAACGGATTTCGGAACGTCACCGCTTCCGACGATCCCCGAGATCGACATCAAGATCGAGTCGATCGCAATCACGGCGGTCACCCGCAAGCTCAAGGCCAAGTGGTCTCCTGAGCTCGCCCAGGACCTCAACGCGTACCACACGATGGACGCCGAGGTCGAGCTGACCCAGATCCTTTCCGAGCAGATCGCTCTGGAAATCGACCGCGAGGTTCTCAACGACTTGCTCACTCAGGCTAACGGTGCGAACTTCTTCTGGTCGAAGGCTCCGGGACGCTTCCTGGACAAGTACACCGGTCGTCCGCAGACCCTTTCCTCGGCTCTCGCCATCGGCCCGTCCTTCACCGGTACGGTTCGTGAATGGTACGAGACCCTGGTCGAGACGGTCATCGACGTCGCGAACACCATCCACCGCAAGACCCTCCGCGGCTCTGCTAACTTCGTAGTTACCAGCCCGGATGTCTGCACCCTCCTCGAAGCCTCGGTCCTTTACAAGCCGAAGTACTCCCTGGACGGTGAAGGACAGGTTTCCACTCCGTTTACCATCGGTGCTGAACCGGTCGGTACTCTGAGTAACCGATTCACGGTCTACAAGGACCCGTACTTCCCCCGTAACAAGATCCTCGTCGGATTCAAGGGCGGAAGCTACCTCGAGACGGGATATGTGTACGCTCCGTACGTACCGCTCATCGTCACGCCGACGATCTTCGCTCCCGAAGATTTCACTCCGCGTAAGGGCGTCATGACCCGATACGGTAAGAAGATGGTGCGAACCGACTTCTACGGTACGGTCACGGTCCTCGACATGAATATCCGCTAATTAGCGGCTGCAGCAAATAACCGGTGAGCGCCAGGCAAACGCCTGGCGTTCCTGTTTTAAGCCGCCTACTTAAGTCTATGTCAGCAGGTTGGGCCCCTGTCCCGCAAAGTCGATCACCAGGGTGGGTCTGGAATATTCCTGGCTAGCTGGATAAAGGAGACTTAGGCGTGGATCAAGATCTTTTAGAAGGTAGCTCGAGGACATCTAACAAAGAAGCCCACACGGGCTAGGACGGAGCTCGACTTCGTTCGTATTTTTACCCTGCCGATTGTATTTCTTACAATGGAGGTGGGCTAGCCGTGAACGTGGGAAATGACAGCAATAAGGATCATCGATCGGTACGAAGATCTTGCTGACGTTCCGTCAGGAAGTTATTCTCCGACACAGATAAATCAGACTCTCAACTTCCTCCTGAGTTCTTCCTTCTCAGGTTCGGGAGATCCTTTTGCGTCGTATATCGTCGTCAATCCGACGTCATCGCTGCCCAACGCACGTCAGGTCGTCACCGGCGCCGGCATCATAATCACAGACAATCCGGGTTCCGGGACTCTGACATTCTCAGTCGATCCGAGTTATGTCAGATCCCTCATACAGTGGAACGAGACCCCGGGCGGGGCGATCGATGGTAGCAATACCACGTTCACGTTAGCCCACGTTCCAATCCCGTCCGGGGCTCTTTCTCTGTATTACAACGGGCAGTTGTTAGATCAAGGTCCGACCGAAGATTTTATTTTGTCCGGCACGACGATCACGACCTTCTTTGTACCGCGCCCTCAAGACAAGTTGAAAGCCACGTATCCCAAGTGATTTGCAATTTAGATACGAGCGTGAATATTTAACAATCAATCCTCTAATGGGGAAAAGACATGAGTAGATCATTCCTTAGGCAAGCAACGCAGATTTCGGCATCTGTTGATTTTACGGACGCCCTTGCAGCGGGTCTGTCTCTACAGTCTTCCTCTTATACGTTAGAAGACGATCTCAATGCTGTTAGATCTCAGCTACGCCGTATCCTGTACTCGACATCTTCCAACGGCAAGTGGTATGATGACGTACCGTCCACTACTCTCGGCGGCCCTCGCGGTCTCTTCCAACTCGGAGGAGATCTCGAAGACCTCGAACGTAAGCGACTAGTCTATCGAGTCCAGAAGAACACTATCGGGCTTCAAGTTCCGATCGGTCAGAACTATGTGACTCTGTCCGTCGGCGCGGGTTTTGCTCCTGGCTTCTTGGCGGCCGTCTCTACTGCCATGACAGGCACTGTCGTTTCCCTATTGTCTGGTTCGCAATACAATGTTCACAGCATGGAA